TGCAAGGTCAGCATTAAGGTACATCGAAGGCAAACAAGGCGACCGCCACCGTAAATGTGTAGAAGGTAGCACATTCGTAATTGAGGAGCCAAGGCCTTACAACCCGTATAAACTACCCGAATCAGATGAAACAATTTACGAACCATACCACATAAAAGGATTCAAGCGTGTGGGTATTCTTTCAGATATTCACGTTCCCTACCACAACATACCAGCACTCACAGCTGCAATACAATATTTAAAGAAAGAGAAAGTCGATGCATTACTATTGAACGGCGATACTATCGACTGCCATACAATTAGCAGCTTCGACAAAGATCCTAAAAAAAGAAACTTTGCAGGGGAATTAGATTCCTTTGCACAACTATTTGAGGTGTTGCAAAAGCAATTAGATTGCAAAATATTCTTTAAACTGGGCAACCATGAAATAAGATACGAGCGCTTTTTAATTCAAAAGGCTCATGAATTAATCGGTGTAAAGGAGTTTGAATTTGAAAACATCATTAAGGCGCGGGCAAACGGAATTGAGATAATCGGCGATAAAACCGTTATGAAATTGAACAAACTAAACGGCATCCACGGACACGAATATAAAGGCGGTATTTCGGCACCCGTAAACATTGCAAGGGGTTTGTTCCTACGGGGCAAAGTAAGCGCGTTTCAAGGCCACAATCACGCTACAAGCGAACACAGTGAAGCTGATATGAACGGAGATATTACAACCACTTACAGCATCGGTTGTTTATGCGATTTGCACCCGTCTTATGCGCCACTCAACAAATGGAATCATGGAATGGCCATAGTTGATTTAGATGAAAACGGCAAAGATTATGAAATGAGAAACAAACGTATTCGCAATGGAAAAGTAATGTAACAATGGAAAACATAACGCCGCCGGAAGATGAACCTATTGAAGAGTTTGAATTTGAAACAACTACCCGTGCCGAGTACATCCATTGCGCTTGTGAGGCGTTCGCAACCGTTGCAGAAAGCAACCCAATGACCAAAGAAGATACGCTGGTTGTTGAATCAGTAAAAAGAAAGTGCATGAAAATTATAGGATATTATGTAGATGAAATGTATGACGAATTGTTTGAGGAATAGCCTACACTAATTTTCCGAAATCTTCGGGCGGTTCGGTATTGAATATTTTACGCCATGTTTCTTTAGCTTCTGTTTGTTTATCCCGTTCAATCTTTTCCTTAATAGCAGCCGCCGCAAAATGCGCCATAAATAGATTATTAGCCGCGCAGTGTTCACGCAGCATTAATAGCGTTTCTTTCTCTACCCTTAATGATTGGTGGGTAAATGTACCTTTGCTGTAGTTACTCATAAACAAATCTCGTTTTACTTGTGGTTATTGATGTTACTTCTTTGTATATTTCGGAACGATTAAAACCCGTTGCCTTTGCTGCCTGGTTTGCCGATGCGTAAACGGTGTTAGTGTAGCGATCCCTTACCGCCTTACCAACGGGGCCGCCTTGTTTCTTACCTGCATTCTGTGAGTGAACAAGGGTTTTGCTGCCATCCTTAGCCATTTCAAATATCTGCAACTTCTTTGTTTCAAAAGAATACATTTGTAAAACCGCTTCGATTAATTCAGAAACAACCCTATTGCTCACAACGCTGTACGATTCTCGGCCTGCTACAAATACTTTATATTTTATCGGCTTATTATTAAATGTTTTTAGTTCCATACGGTTTATTACTTTGGGCGGTGGACAAGATTCGAACTTGCATCCCACTGCTACAATGCAGCGTTGTTACCCTTGATGGTTTTTAAGCCATTTACACCACCACCGCCATTTAAAAAAAGGCATACATTAACCGGTATGCCAGCGGCATTTAAAACAAAACGAATTAATCGGCTATCGCTTCAGCCATTATAAGGTTGTACCTAAATGTTGCAGCCTCAACAAAGCTGGCATCTTTGACAATGTAGGCCGGTAGTATCTTCTTAAATTCCTTTAGTTCATCAACGGTAGTAAGTAAAGGTAACTTTTCCTTAGCGTGTTTAACCTCCTCTGATACGTCTGTATGGTTTACATCTTGTGTTACCACATCGAACTCCTCGGGTGTGTACACAGGGCCGCTAAATACGTCTGGCGTGTACCATTTTACGCCGTTGCTGATAGCACGGGCAAACAACATATTTTTTGGAAACTTATCTAAATTCTTTGTTCCGGCTTTCTTTGCATCTTCATAGGTAAAAGTGCTATTCCCAAGCATTTCTTTGCCCTTATAAAAGTCGATGCTGCACACTTTTTCGCTTTGTTCAACTACTTTGTAATCGTATTTGTTTGATGCCTTTACATTAGCAGCCATAAGACCAGCACCGATTGTAGGTTTGCCTTGAATAATGTGGATGCCAGACATTGCGGCAAATGGTGGAATACCCATCTCAGCCCCTGCGGATATTTTGACCATTGCCTGCGCCGCGCTTTTAATATCTGTAAACATTCCAGATTCATAAAAGGCTTTACTGATGTTCATCATATCAGTAGTGTTGATTGTTGTTACTTCTTGTTTCATTTGTTTTGTTTTTTATTGTTATTAAAATATTCCATGTTTTGCTAAATACGCATCCTGCCGCGCATTGTCTTCTTCTTCTTGTTGCAGAGTTATTATTTCATCTTGATAAACCCTTACAAGTTGTGAGGCAGTGTATGGCCTTACATCTCGTTTGTGGCGTGGCAATCTGTCCTCTGGTTCTAATTGCTCATGTATCCAATTGTTGTATGCTGTTTCATTCATGGCAATTCGTTTTGTAAAGTGATGGCTTCGTAATAATCTTTAAAGGCGTTCATATCCCAAGTAAAGTGATTATCCCCTATTTTATAACAACCCGAATTACCTTCTAAAAGAACCACGCCTATTGCGGACTCTTTGAATAAAACTATTGTTCCAGATTCACCTATCATTAACTTAGGATAAGGCAATGACTTTGATTTTTGATTAGTGTTGATTGTTGTTTGTATCATGTTGTTTTGTTTTAGTTTAGTTCAATAATTCCTTTGCCGTTGCATTTTTGACAATCGGCAAGATAAAACAATCTTGTATTTTTATTTATGAATGCCTTTACAACGGTGCTGCCGTTGCAGTCGGGACATTCGTCTATTACTGCTGTTTGACATACAGTCGAACTATTGCCCATGCCCTTAGATGCTTTGGCATTTTCATAATTATCCGAATTTTGCTCATCTCTTATTGGTTTTATAACGTGTTGATAATAGAGCCAGGCGGCCCAGTAAAGCAATGCTGCTGAAATAATAAATACTAACATATTGCGCGGTTTACTTGTTGAAGATTCATTAACTCCATTTGGTTGTCGGTGTACTCGCTAACCCAGCGGTCGCGTTCTGTGTCATCTTCTGCGATCTCAATCATGCGTAAACACGCCAAAGATTGTTTGTGTAGGAAACGTAATTGTTCTGTGAAGCTGTCGGTTAAATTTGCAATTTGTGTTGTCATGTTTGTTTTGTTTTAAATTGTTATAAAGTGTAAATATAGTATCTTATTCGATACAAACAAATTTATATTTTAATTGATAAAAACCAAACGCCTGCAATCTTGCGCTGGTTAAATATACCAACGGTGTTGGAGCGGTTACCGTTGCAAATGCTCTTTATGGTGCTGTTACTTTTGCCGGTTAATTGTGCAGCTTCTGTTATTGTTATGTTCTTATGTATTTTCATTTTGCAATGTTATGTATCTTTGTTGATACAAAAAAATTTATTTTATAAAATAATTGTTGTAGTATTGCAATCTAACTAAACCGCAACGGCTCCGGTCAATCCGTCTTTATTATGGCAGATCAAACATTGTTGAAAGGTATTAGACTATTTCAACCTAAACCAAACCAACCCGATTTCGTTTTAGCATCGGGCGTTATTACCTTAAACGAATTGGTAACCTTTGCTAAGGAAAACCCACAACTACTTACCGAGTACAACGGTGAGAAACAACTTCGCATCCAGTTGTTGAAATCGAAAGACGGCAAACCATACATGACTGTAGATACCTGGAAGCCAGCGGAAACAACGGCCCCGGTATTTTCAGCACCAACATTGGCAACGCCGGAAGATTTACAAGGTTTACCATTCTAATTAAACGCCCCTATCTAAATGATGGGGGCATAAATTTAAAACAAAATGAAACACTATAATAAATCAATTAGCGTTTATGACGCTGCAAATGAAAGGATTGATTTTATATTTAAAAACTTTGAACGTATTTATCTTTCTTTTTCTGGCGGTAAAGATTCTGGAGTAATGTTAAATTTAGTTTTAGACTACATGCGCAAAAATAACATTACTGAAAAAATTGGCATAATGATATTAGATAATGAAGCCAATTATGAATATTCTTTAAAATTCATGCACTCTATTATTAAAAATAATATTGACTTACTTGATGTTTATTGGTGCTGTTTACCTATAACACTACCATGCACAGTTAGCAGCTATGCTACAGAATGGCAATGCTGGGGCGAAAAAGATAAGCATAAATGGATAAAACCTATGTCAAAAGAAAGTTACATTGTAAATATGCAAAACCATAATTTTCCATTCTTTAAAGAAAATATGAGTTACGATGAATTTTGGGATGATTTTGGTGACTGGTATTCACAAGGTAAAAAAACAGCTTGTCTTATAGGTATAAGAGCAGATGAATCTTTAAATAGGTTTAGAGCAATACTGAATGAAAAAAAGAAAATGCTGCATGGTAAATATTGGACTAAAAAGAAAAGGGATAATCATTACGAAGTTTATAATTGCTATCCTATTTACGATTGGAAGACTCAAGATATTTGGGTTGGTAATGCAAAGTACGATTGGCAATATAATGAGTTATACGATGTGTTTTGGAAAGCTGGTTTAACAATAGCACAAATGCGTGTAGCAAGTCCATTTATGAGTGAATCAAAATCAAGTTTAAATCTTTATAGGGTTATTGATCCTCATGTATGGTCAACGCTTTGCGCTCGTGTTGCAGGAGCAAATTTTATAGCAACTTACGGGAAGCAGTTAACATATCATTCCTTTAAATTGCCAGAAGGACATACCTGGAAATCTTTTGTAAAATTTCTTTTAGACACATTACCAAATGAAGTTTCCGAAAATTTTAAGATGCGGTTCATTCAGTCATTAAAATACTGGGGTAGAATGGGCCGCGGACTTCCAGAAAAAACAATTAATGAACTTAAATTAAATGGCGTTCATTTTTTAGAAAATGGTTTAACAGCACATGGATCAAAAACTAAAACAAGAATACGCATTCAATCTTTTCCAGACCATCTTGATTTTTTAACATGTCATAATTCTGAAGTAGCAAGTTGGAAAAGGTTTGCTATTACAATTTTAAAAAACGACCATACATGCAAATACATGGGATTAGCTCCTACAAAAGAACAAGCTGTAAGACAAAGAGAAATAATGGAAAAATATCGTAACATTTAAAACAAAACAAAATGAAAATTAAAAGAATCAATCAAATTGAAGGAGTGCAGTTTACTGGCGGTGTAAGTTTTAGAGCCTTACTAAAATCAGATAATATGGGATTTTCTTTAATGAAAACAGTAATACCAAAAGGAGGTCCACATCATTGGCATTATGTAAATCATTTAGAAGCATGCTACTGCATAAAAGGCAAAGGTGAATTGACTGATCTTAGTACTGGAGTTAAACATTTAATTACACCGGATGTAGTTTATGTTTTAGACAATTACGATGATCACACATTCGAAGCTTTTGAAGATACTGTATTAATCTCAATTTTTAACCCGCCATTAAAAGGCACAGAAAAACATGACAACAATGGACACTATTCAATTTAAAGAATTAGTTAGCTTATTACAAGATAAAATATTAGCAGCTAAAAACAACGACGAAAAAATAGAAATGTTAAATTATGCCAGGGCAGAACTACATGAAGTTAGTCCTTTAAAACATCATCCAGTTGATTTTGTACGGTGGGAAAAATCAGATAATGTTGAAGTAAACGAGTATAACCCGAACGCAGTTGCACCACCAGAAATGCAGTTGCTTTATGAATCAATTTTAAACGATGGATACACTATGCCAATCGTTTCTTTTAAAGAAGAACAACATTTTAAAATAGTTGATGGTTTTCACCGTAGAGAAACAGAAAGAAGAAACAATGACATTTCAGAATCAACGCTTGGTTACATTCCATTATCAACAATTCGTAATACACAAGCGGACACATCAAATAGAATGGCATCAACAATTAGGCATAACCGTGCAAGAGGTAGCCATAATATTGAACTTATGAGCCAGATAGTTTCAGAACTTGTAGAAATGGGCAAAGGGGATGCCTGGATATGTAAACATGTTGGTATGAGTGTTGATGAACTTTTAAGACTTAAACAAATAACTGGTCTTGCATCTCTATTTCAAAATAAATCATTCTCGGATAGCTGGGATGCAAAAGAAGTTTTATGAAACAAAAATGGGTGCCATACACTGAATGGGAAGATTACAAATTTGGTATGTGGGGAAAATCAAATGATGAAGATAATGATTTGAAAAAAGCAATTGATTTTACTTCAGATTATTTACGTTATGGTCATGCTATGGGTAAAGTTTCTATAGCATGGCCAATGACAATGATAAATTCACTTAGCAATAAATCAATAAATAGAAAAGCTTTTTTAGGTCATTGTGCTGTATGTTTTGAATTAGGAATACCAGAATATATTACAAGAAAAGCATGGGGATTTTTAACAGAACAGCAAAGATTTGATGCAGATAAAATAGCAAGTTATCACATAAAAGTTTGGGAATATGAATATGAGAGAAAAAATAGAAAAGTACATAATGGACTGGGAACGCAAATGTTATTTGAATGGACTGCCAGATGAAGTTCCAAATGAATTAAAAAATCTTGTTCCATCTTATAAACTTATTGCTATAACTATTTTAAAAAATGATTATTCTTTAATTGGTTTAGGTTTTCAACAACCAAAATCAAAAGTTTATTCGATGCTTAAAAGAATTGAAATATCAAAAAGAATAACAAACCAACCTAAACAATTATCTTTATTTTGAAAACAAGTCTTTACAATCACAAATCAATAGGTAGTGATGAAAAGCCACTAATACCAAATATAATTTTTAAAGGGCTTGTTTTTTTAATTACTCATAATTCAGAAAAAGATGCTAAATACATAATTAAAAATTATACATTAACAGAGTATCAAAATAATTTAATAAGTAAACTAAATAAAAATGGTTTGGACACAACGCTATAAAGCCGCACATCATGAATGGTGCAAACGTACGGCACCGGATTACTTTAACGCCGCTGGCGGTAATACAATGAGGGTTACTTATCCATGCGTTACAAAGTCTGGAGGTTTAACAACTGCAATATGTAAGTTTTTGGAGTGGGAGGGCCACAGAGCAACAAGGATAAACACTGCCGGCCGAATCGTTGCAGGGCGTTACATTACATCAACAACGCGCAAAGGAACAGCGGATATTTCAGCAACCATAAAAGGCCGCGCCATAATGATTGAAATAAAAGTTGGCAAGGATAAACCTTCAGTGTACCAATTAGCAGAACAGCAACGCGAACGCAACGCCGGAGGTATGTATGAGTTTATACATACAATACAAGAGTTTTTTATATTTTACGATCAACTTCTGGAATCACTTAATTAATTCCGAAAAACCCTACTAATGAAACCACAAGATTTATTTATTATTTAGTATATTTGTGAAATAAGTATTGCGCACTTATTAATAACTTCTTGGGCTTCTTAGATTTGGTATGGCGCAATCGTATCAAAATCTTTGAAGCCTATTTTTATTATGATAACGAACATAGAAGAAATAAAGAATAAAGCTGACATTGTAGATATTATTTCTGCTTATGTTAATTTAAAAAAGGAAGCTACCGAAATGGTAGGCCTTTGCCCATTTCATAAAGAAAAAACACCATCCTTTAAAGTAAGCAAAGCAAAAGGAATTTATAAATGTTTTGGCTGTGGTAAGTCTGGCGATGCTATTTCATTCATAATGGAGCATGAAAATACAGATTACATTTCTGCAATAAAGATCATTGCAAAAAAGTACAACATCGAAGTACAAACTAATAAAAAGGAATATCAAAAACCTTTGCCGCGTTTGGAAAAATTATCTGCATCAACAATTAAATACTTTGAAACAAGGGGCATAAGTAACAATACATTACTTAGAATGAATATTACTGAATCAGTAGAATGGATGCCTAAAGCACAAAGTGAAGTGCCAACTATTTGCTTTAATTACTACAACGAAAACGAATTAGTAAATATAAAATTTAGAGCAAAAGACAAAGACTTTAAATTGGCAAAAGATGCTGAATTGATATTCTATAACTTAGACAGCATCAAAGATGAATCTACAGCCATTATAGTTGAAGGCGAAATAGATTGCCTTTCATTGCATGAAGCTGGCATTTATAATGTTGTAAGCGTTCCAAATGGGGCAGGCACCGGAACCCAGCAACTAAAATATTTGGATAACTGTTGGCATCACTTTGAAGATAAGGAACGCATTATTTTGTTTACCGATAATGATGAACCAGGTAACAATTTAAGAGATGAAATTTCTCGCCGTTTAGGCCGTGATCGTTGCTACAAAATAGAATACCCAAACGATTGCAAAGATGCAAACGATGTGCTTTTAAAGTATGGCAAGCCAATGCTGCACACTATGATAGAAACAGTTAAACGCTGGCCTATTGATGGAATTATAACCGTTGAGGATGTTTACGATACCGTTGTTGATTATTACATGAATGGTTATCCTAAAGGCTGCAATGCTGGCATAGGGCAATTTGATGAACTGCTAACATTTGCCGGTGGATTGGTTACTATTGTTACCGGCGCACCTGGTAGCGGTAAAAGTGAATTTATAGATTATATTATAACATCACTTGCAAGATTCCACAACTGGAAGTTTTCGGTTTGCTCATTTGAAAATCCTACAGCGATTCACGTTACTAAATTGATGGAAAAGTTTATTGGTAAATCATTTAATTTTAGAAAGGATTTTAACCACAGAATAAACAAAGCAGAGTTTGAAGAAAGTATTTTGCTCACAGATGACTATTTTAGCTTTATAAACATTGCACAAGTTGATGTAACTATTCAAGGTATAATTGAAAAACTTATTGAGGTAGTAAAGAAAACTGGCGTTAAAGGTATTGTTATTGATCCTTGGAATTACATCGAGCATAAAATACCGCAAGGCTATTCAGAAACACAATACATAAGTGAAGCATTAACCTTAATTAAAGAATTTGCAGTTAAAACAGATACTCATGTTTTTATTGTAGCACATCCGAGAAAGTTGCAAAAGGATCAGTCGGGGCAATATCCACCGGCTACCCTTTACGATATTGCAGGCAGTGCGCATTTCTTTAATAAGGCCGATAATGGTTTAAGTATTCACAGAGATGCTAATAAAGGTATTGTAACCGTTTATTGTCAAAAGGTTAGGTTTTCATTTCATGGCCGCATAGGTTACACCTCATTTACATACGATTTATTAACCAGAAAATATACAGAAATATGAAAAAAGACGCATACTATTTTTCTCATGATGCAAATTCACAAGATGATCCTAAGTGCATGATATTGATTGACCAATTAGGAATGGAAGGTTATGGCATTTTTTGGGCATTAATTGAGAGGCTAAGGGCTGAAAAAGATTACAAATTACCGCTATCTACATTGCCTGCTTTTGCCAAAAGATGGGGAACTTCTAAAGAAAAAGTTGAAACAGTTGTAAATAACTACGATTTATTTAAAATTAAGCAAAATTATTTTTTTAGTTTACGATTGAAAAAATCAATGGACGAAAAATCAGAGAGCGCAAAACGCTCAGCCTCAATACGTTGGAACAATGCGAACGCATTGCGACCGCATACCGAACGCAATGCGAACGCTATGCGAATTGATGCTATTAAAGTAAAGGAAAGTAAAGTAAAAGAAAAGAAAGAAAACAGTGATTTTTTGCCTGGCGGCAAGTTTGAAGGCATGGTGTTTTAAAAATACTTTTAATTAATTTACTATAAAATTGTATATTCGTTTTATGAATCACATCGGACTATTTGAAGGTATTGGCGGATTCTCACTTGCAGCACGCTGGATGGGATGGGAAACTATCGCTTGGTGCGAGTGGAACGAATTCGGACAAAAAGTATTAAAACATCACTTTCCAAAAGCAGAAGGATTTGGGGATTTAACTAAAACAGATTTTACAAAATATGCAAACAGAATTGATATTCTCACAGGGGGATTTCCCTGCCAACCGTACTCTCAAGCAGGAAAAAGACTTGGAACGGAGGATGACAGACATCTCTGGCCAGAAATGCTTAGAGTTATTCGAGAGGTGCAGCCGACCTACGTTGTGGGCGAAAATGTTTATGGAATCGTTAATTGGAACGGGGGATTGGTTTTCAACGAGGTGCAAACTGATTTGGAAAATGAAGGGTACGAAGTACAGGCGTGTGTACTTCCAGCTTGTGCCGTTGGAGCTTTACACAGACGAGATAGGACTTGGTTTATTGCCTACTCCAAACACAACGGGATTAGACGGAGGGAGCAACAGCAGAAAAGCCAACAAGAAACGAATGGAATTATTACCAACACCATTGACCAACGATTACAAGAGAGCAGTAGTGTCTTTAGACAAGAATACGAACTATTTATTAACGCATCAGATGACGCTTCACGAGGTATTACTGCACAATGGAGTAAAGCCAAAAGAGGTTGTGGGGATGTACCAAAAGATGATGGGGTTTCCGAAAGGTTGGACGGAATTTCCGTATCAGAATGGAAACGAGAAAGTATAAAAGCATTCGGCAATGCCATAGTTCCACAAGTAGCATTTCAAATCTTTAAAGCAATTAAACTTTACAATGAAAAACTTTAACACCATCCAGGAAGCGGAAAAATACGCAATAGATTACTTTGCAGAACATCACGATTACGTTGGCGAGTTCGATTACCGGAACAACAAAGGCATCATTCAATTCTTCAGCGTTGATAGCCCGAACCGTTACCACACATTTGAATGTACTGTATTTGCATCCGAACCACTTAAACGACCAGTCGGCAGACCTAAAGGGCCGGAAAAGGTTTATGTAGGGTTTAAGATTGAACCGAAGTACCATGCAGAAGTAAAAGCGTTGGTTAAAAAATACATTGCAGATAAAAATAATTAGTTACATTTGGGTATGAAAACATCAAAAGAAAAGTTAATGCCTTGGATATTCGTTGCAGTTGCAGCCTTAGCGTTCTTGATTATTTTATTGGCATCAATGTAAAATTTATGTTTCGATACGCATTATGACTGACTGC